GACTACTCTAGTAAACATTGGCTCAGCTATTCTACTCCTATCCTATCTTTTGGTCGCTCTAAGCGCGGGCTGCCTATTAGCTGTTTTCTTAACTATATGGATGATAGTGCAGAAGGTTTGGTCGATAATCTTTCAGAGACTAACTGGCTCTCGATGATGGGTGGTGGTGTCGGTGTTCACGTTGGCATCCGTAACAGTGACGACAAGTCCACTGGTGTTATGCCTCACTTGAAAATCTATGATGCTAGTTCATTGGCCTACCGTCAAGGACGTACACGCCGTGGTAGCTATGCTGCCTACCTCAACATCAATCACCCCGACATCATCCAGTTCTTGGAGATGCGTAAGCCTACTGGTGATCAGAACGTTCGTACCCTGAACATGCACCACGGTATCAACATGTCTGACGAGTTCATGAACATCATTGAACGATGCATGAAAGATGACAACACAGACGACAGCTTCAATCTGGTCAACCCCGCCAATGGTGAAGTGGTTGAGACAGTGTCAGCTAAGTATCTGTGGCAGAAGATCTTGGACCTGCGTATGCAGACAGGTGAACCCTATCTCATCTTCATCGACACAGCCAACAAAGCTTTGCCATCTTGGTTGAAAGACAAAGGCTTCACCATCAACGGTAGTAACCTTTGTACTGAAATCTTCTTGCCGACAAACGAGAAGCGTACAGCCGTATGCTGCCTGTCTTCATTGAATCTGGAATACTATGACGAATGGAAAAAAGATAAGCAGTTCATCCTTGACGTTATGGAGATGTTGGACAACGTGTTGCAATACTTTATTGACAATGCACCAGACACTATTGCTCGTGCTCGTGCCAGCGCTATCATGGAACGTAGCATCGGTATTGGCACACTAGGCTTCCATGCTTTCTTGCAGAAGAAGGGTGTTGCCATTGATGGTGTCATGGCTAAGAGTTACAACAATGAAATCTTCAAACACATCCACGCACAGTGTACGATTGGTGATGCTATTTTGGTTACGTCACGTGGTGAATGCCCTGACGCACATCTCAGTGGCATTCGTCGTCGCTTCAGCCATTGGACTGCTATTGCTCCCAATGCCAGCAGCAGCTTGATCATGGGTAATACATCCCCGTCAATCGAGCCTTATCGCGCTAACGTATTCCGTCAAGATACATTATCTGGTGCATTCGTGTACAAGAATCGTTTCCTCAAGGCTGAGCTTGCACAGATCGGTAAAGATGATGACGACACGTGGGCTTCCATTATCAGCAACGATGGTTCTATCCAGCATCTGGATGTGCCTGACCAGTTGAAAGAAGTGTATAAGACAGCAATGGAGATTGATCAGCGTTGGTTGATTGAACTTGCAGCAGATCGTCAGAAGTACATCGATCAGGGACAGTCGGTTAATCTGTTCTTCCCTGCTAACGTGTCTGTGAAGTATCTGCACAGCGTTCACTTTTTGGCTTGGCGCAGTGGTCTAAAGTCTCTTTACTATTTACGATCTGAAAAAGTAAAGAAGGCAGATAAGGTTGGTGCTCAGATTAAACGTCAGCGCATCGAAGATGAAATTGATTTGAAGACCATTGCAGACGGTGATAGCTGCTTGGCATGTGAAGGATGAATATGACAAAGACTAAAGCCGACATTACACAAGAACGTACTACATTCAAACCTATGCTCTACCAGTGGGCATATGACGCATGGTTGCAACACGAGCAGTCGCATTGGCTGCACACTGAAGTGCCTATGTCAGAGGACGTAAAGGACTACAAGAAACTAGGTAAAGATGAGCAAGAGTTTCTGACTAAGATTCTTCGCTTCTTTGTACAGGGTGACTTGGACATTGGCAGTGGTTACCACGACCATTACATTCCTCTGTTCCGTCAACCGGAAGTGCGAATGATGATGAGTGGGTTTGCTGCCCGTGAAGCTTTGCATGTTGCAGCCTATGCACACTTGATCGAAACATTGGGTTTGCCTGAATCAACCTATAACGAGTTCTTGCAGTATGCTGAGATGGTTGAGAAGCATGACTATCTGCAACGCTTGAACACTGCACCAGTGGCTGAGAAGATTGCTGTCATCTCTGCATTCGGTGAAGGTATGCAGTTGTTCTCCAGCTTTGTTATGTTGCTCAACTTTGCACGTAACGGTAAGCTGAAAGGGCTTGGTCAAATTATTAGCTGGTCCATCCTTGACGAGACTATGCATGCAGAAGGAATGATTAAGGTATATCGTGAATATGTTAAACACCACCAAGATGAGACAACACCTGAACAGATTAAAGAGATTGCTAAACAGATGGTTGCTCTTGAAGACCAGTTCATTGATCTTGCTTTTGGTATGGTGGAAGTTGAGAAGCTTACCAAAGAAGAAGTGAAAGACTATATCCGCTACATTGCAGATCGTCGATTGATTGCTATGGGTATGAAGGGTATCTACAAGATTAAGAAGAACCCTTTACCTTGGGTTGATGGTATGCTTGGTACATCACATACAAACTTCTTTGAGCAGAAGGTTACAGACTACAGCAAGGGTGCTCAGACTGGTACATGGGATGATGTGTGGGGCAGGGCAGCATGAGAAACTTCACTGTTAGCTATAACAGTCAGAACAACATCTTCAAGGGTGTTTTGCATGTCAAAGCAAACACTATCTCTGAAGCACAAGACAAGTTCTTTGAATGGCTTCGTGAGCAACCTAACTATACACATCTCTGGCAACTCAGTTTTGAGTTTGTAGAGATTGGAACTAGCCTATAATGTCCCCTAAGAAGCCCCATGTCGGGGCTTCTTAACAACCAAAGGAAGTATCGATGGTAACGAAGAAACGAGTAGCGCCTCACGTCATCCCTGACGCACCAGCACCAGCTACAAAGAACAATAGTTTGCGTGTACGTCTTGACGACATGGCTACTATTCAACCTAAGACAGCAAAGCAGAAGGAATTCTTTGATGCTTATAACGCTGGTGATTACTTCATGTGTCTACATGGTGTAGCTGGTACAGGCAAGACATACATTGCCCTGTATAAAGCGCTTGAAGAAGTGATGGACAAGACCAGTCCTTATAAGAAGGTTGTCATTGTTCGTAGCTCTGTACAAAGCCGTGACATGGGTTTCTTGCCCGGCGATGCTAACGAGAAGATGGAGACATTCATCCAGCCCTATCGTCAAATCTGTGCAGACCTATTCAACCGCAAGGATGCATGGGATCGTTTGGCTGAGCAAGGCTATATTGAGTTCATCTCTACCAGCTTTATTCGCGGCACAACCTTTACCAACTCAATCTTGTTGTCTGACGAGATTCAGAACATGACGTTTGAAGAACTTGACACCATCGTTACTCGTGTCGGTCATACATCGAAGATTATCTACTGTGGTGACATTCGACAGACTGACTTGAAGAAGAAGGATGACAAGACAGGCTTACCAAAGTTCTTGGACATTGTTCAACATATGAAAGAGTTCAGTCGCTTTGAGTTTGGTATGGATGACATTGTGCGTAGCAGCTTGGTGAAGAACTACATCATTGCTAAAACACTTTATGAGGATCGTCAACCATGATGCTTGTAGAAATGCGACAAGGCTTCGGCCTAGACATTGAGTTCAACGATTCAATCTGCTACGTTGCAGACACTGATGAAGTTGAAGATGGTTTGTTTGCTTTTGTTGGCATCATCATCATGTTACCTTTCGTCAAGATTCACATTGGTGAAATGAACCATATAGGTGGTAAGAAGTGATTGAAGTAATTGTTACAGGTGACATGCTCGTTGAAGCGCGAGACAAAGCAGCAGAGATGGGCAGACTTCGTAACTCCATCATCAATGGGGCTGGCAACATTGCTGGCTTCATTGGTGAGGCCGTTGCACAGAAGGTGATGGGTGGTGTTCTTGCTAACACCTATGACTATGACCTTATACTGTGCAACGGTAAAACAGTGGATGTGAAAACAAAGCAGACATCTGTTAAGCCTTTAGATACCTACGAGTGTTCTATCGCTAAGCTAAACACAACCCAAGAGTGTGACTTCTACGCATTCGTTCGCGTTAAGAATGACTTCTCTGTAGGATGGCTACTGGGTGTGTACGAAAAACAACAGTACATGCTTGACAGTGTGTTTATGAAAAAGGGTACAATCGATTCCAGCAATGGATACACTGTGAAATCTGATTGCTACAACCTCAAAATCAACCAACTGAAAGGACATGAATATGTCAATCAATAAAGCAACGCTAGTGTTCACCGATGATAATGATGGTGGTCTTAGCATTCAAATCTCATTTGAACCTGAGAAGCCTAGCAGGGAAATCAACTCACACGTTGCAGCCATCCTAGCGCATCAATACATCACACAGAAAGTTGACGAGGCATACAAAGATGAATCACCCGAATGAACCTGTGAAGCGCATGTCTGTTACAACAACAGACATGCAATCAAAGACTAAGAAGGTGGAATACTTTGTTGTTCCAGACACAACCACAACGCTATGCTTCATGCATCTGCACTGTGGCTTCCTGATCATGGGTAAGAGTGCCTGTGTAGACCCTGCTAAGTTCAACAAAGCTCTTGGTGAAAAGTATGCCTATGAGGATGCTATCAATAAGATGTGGGAACTTGAAGGGTATTTGTTAGCCAATGAAATCTATGGAGACAGTTATGCAACAGCGTCCTGAACGACCAGCACCGTTGAAGATTCAGTTTGGTCAAGGCCACTACGCCTTCACCCGTGGCTGGATGAACAACCAGTATGACCCTGAGTCAGTAGCTGGTAAAGAATGGCAACGTGGCTTTGATGCTGCGTACTTCGACAACCTTGCAAGGATAAGCAAATGACATCGTTCAATCGACTTCATAATATGAAGAACCCGCATCAGGGCAAGAACAAGAAAGTGCTGTGTGTCTGTTCAGCAGGTTTGCTGCGTAGTCCTACACTGGCTTGGATCTTGTCTAACGAACCATTCAACTTCAATACCAGAGCAGTTGGTACATCCAGCGAGTATGCTTTGATTCCACTCGATGAGGTTCAGCTTCAATGGGCTGATGCTGTAGTGTTTGTTGATGAGGAAAACTTTGAGGTTGCTAAATGGACGTATAGGGAACTGATCGTAAACATGGAACATCATGTGTTGAAGATTCCTGATGTCTATGAATTCCGTCACCCTAAGCTTGTAGAGGCTGCGACAGAGCAGTTGAAAGAAGCGTTCAAGCTGTGATATAACATACCCTTTCCAAAGTAGCACAGCGGTAGTGCAGCAGACTGTTAATCTGTTGGTCGTAGGTTCGATCCCTACCTTTGGAGCCATATGTGTGCTGGTAGCTCAATTGGCAGAGCAACGGATTCCAAATCCGTAGGTTGTACGTTCGAGTCGTACCCGGTATGCCAAACAAGGGCTTCTCTGAAGAGCCTCCTGCTCATGGACAAATCATGTTGTTGCTTGAACTTAACCTTAGCAGGGGTTATTGGTTTGATTCCAATACTGTCCACCAAACAAAAGGGGTAGCCGTTATAGCTACCCCTTTACAATTTGTCGGCACTTATCAACTATTGCCGACGACTTGCAAGACCACCCTTCGCCAGCTTTGGCACAAACTTCCTCACCTCATCCAATGGTTTGACTCGTTTGCTTTCGTCAACCGCTGTAGAGATTGCAGGTTCCGACTGTTGAAACTTCTTCAACTTGTCGCTGAGTTCATACAGATTCTGTGCTTTCTGTTTTGCTCCACCATCCCACAAAATATCACCGACCTCCCGCATCTGACGTTGAATACCTGAGTAGTCTGCAAAGAAGTTGATAGCAGCTTGATACTGCTGACCAAGACCAGACTTCGTAGATGTTGCCGATGCCATGTCCAGATAACTATTCATCAAGTCTTTGATGCCAGTGTAGGACATGTATGCCAGCTTCATCTTCTCTTTAGGGTTTGGATTGGTACGAGCAAGCTTCATGTACTCCGATATAACTTCCTCTTCACCCTTCATTGTTGCTCGACTCAGCCCTTTGCCACCAGTCTCCAGCACTTGAGCAACATCCTTTTCACCACTACGCAACTTAGCGTTAGCACCCTTGACGCGAAGCTTCTCAGCCTCCAACATCATGTCTTCAGTTTCTAAGAAGCCAGCGCGAGGCAGACCAATAGGACGAACAACACCGGGTGCGCCAGTGACAGCGCGAAGGATTGTGTTCAAGTCTTTGTTGTCATACTTCTCAGGGGCCATGTTGATTTTGTTGAACACATAATCAGCATAAGGAATCTCTGTAACAACATAGTTCTCTGGTCTTGTTCCACCAAACGGTGTGCCTCGGAAGCCAAGGTTCAGGTCTTTAGTGAACGATGGAGCACCCACCATCATTTCAGAATGGAAGAATTCGTCACGCTTGGATGGGTCTGTGAAGCCTGACTTCTTCAGTGTATCCACATCTTCAGTAACACCTTGACCGTGGAATAGCTTCACAGGTGGTACATCCTTGTACTTCTCACGCAAAACATCAAGACGTTTCTGATACTGAGTAGCCAGCTTCATAGCGTCAGCAAGCATCTCAGGGTCTTTAGGGTTGAGTTCAACACCACGTGAGTAGCGATAGTCACCCAACACCACACCCAAGACATCATCATCTACTGAAGCAAACTTGTCGTTGTTACGCATCTTAAAGAAGCTGTCTTCGCGTGTCTCTTTAATGGCAGCAACTGCGGCATTACGTTGAGAAACACTGGTCTTCTTAGCGATAGAGTTGGCATCACCAGACAAATACTTAGGGTCTACACCGTACTCGTCAGCAACTGGTTCAGCTTTCTTGACAACAGCTTTGCCACCAACACTGACAGGATTACCGTCAATGTCATATTCAACTTCATCCACCAAAGACTCAGCAGCTTCGTCAGTCTTCTTGGCAAAAGGCTGTGGTGGCATCTCAGAAAACTTCAGCCCTTTAGCTTGACCAGTGAAGCTGTGCAGGGTATTCTCATAGTCTTCAGGGTTGGCAACCTTCCAACTCTTCAACTGTGCAGGCGTATACATCTCCAGCATAGCCTCTTCACCCATGATGTAGTCTTCATCAGCAAAGGCTTTAGAGGGCGTAGGAGCCTCTATTGTCTTTGCCGCAGGGGTAGGTAGGGCTTCATCCATTTGATTCAACACAGGCGCTTCTGGTGGCTTTGCTGCCATTTCAGGAAGCATAGGCGTTGGCTTTGCTGTAGCTTTAGGAAGCATAGGCTTCTTCATCAACATGTTTGCAGTCTGATCCATCGCTGGAGATGTTGTTGTCTCAGACAATCGCTTGTTGATGATGTCGTCAATGGCGACAGTCTCAACTGGCGCAGCACTCTTCAATCGTTTAGCTGTGTCCAATACAGACTCAGCAGCACCACCAACAATCTTCTTACCAACAACTTTAGCTGCTGCCAATCCACCAAGGGCGTATGTAGAAACAAGACCACCTTTAGCGAATGCCAAGTTACCCAACATGGCGTTGTACTTGTCAACAGCTTTGTAGTCTTTGGCCTCTTCCAAAGTTACACCATTGTTGTCTTTGGCATAACGTTCGTTGATGACCTTACGCTGATCCTGTGACAGCTTATCAAACTGCATCTTCTTAACACGAAGAATGTCTTCAGACATGAATTTACCATCTGTCTTGTCACGAGCAATACCTGTAACGTCACGCACAACGTTTGTCAATGCAAGCTTCTGTTCTGTTGGAGACAATGCTTGATAGCGTTTGTTAGCGGTGGTGCGCTCAATAGCGTTAATAACCATTGGATTAGCAGCTTCAACAAAGGCACGATCATACAAACGATCACCCGATGATGGGCCATACAGTTTGAATGGATCAATGCCGAGTCGAACAATCTCTTTCTCAGCAGGAGTCTTTGCTGGTGTCTCACGCACACCGACCAAGCTGTAAAAGAATTCACCTTCCTTGTACACTGGACCTTCACGCAAACGTGGAACAGCTTCAGGCAAAGATTCTTTAGCAACTGGTAACTTAGACTGCACACGATTGACAGCAGCTTCAATGAAACGATCACCACTGTCTTCAGCCTTGATGACGTTAGGATCACGCTGAATGGAACCACCTTCACGGAACAGATCAAAGAATTCGTAAGCACTCTTAAACACAAATGGTTGTGAGAAACGAGCAGTGAAGTCACCAACAACTTTACCCAAGGCAATCTCAATCTTGTCAGCTTCTTTCTCAGATGACATAGCTGCAAACACTTGATCAAGGAATTGATTCTGTGTGCCAGCAGGCATCTTCATACCGATGATGGACTCAACCATCTCAGCAGTCTTTGGTTCCAATCCCATCTTACGTTTAGCCATGAAGTCAGCAACAGCCAGTGTTGGACCCAACGGGAAGATGGCACGTGTGTCAACAGTAGAACCATCATCGTTCTTCATGTTGTACCACTCAGTGTCTTGGTTGCTCAACCGATAGTCATAGGCCGCTGCCAATGCAGCAGTACCGACAACACCTTTGGCAATGTTCTCTTGACCTTTACGAATGAGAGCTTCACCACCAGAAGAACCAGTAGCTTTCAGCAATGAACCCTGTGCCAAGTCTTCAGCACCTGACATAGCACCAAAGATGCTATAGCGGTATTGGAAAGCAATGGCGTTCGACATGAAGCGAGGGAATGTAGCGATCAAGCTACCACCGGGAAACTCAGCAGCTTTAACAAACAAGTTACCAGCAGCTTCTGCACCAGCCTCAAAGGTTTCAATACCTTTCTTCTGCGCCTTCGGTGTGTAGGAGAATGTAGCCTTCAGTGTTTCGTCAGTGGCTTGTTGTAGGATTGATGCAGGGATTGTCTTACCTTGACCAATCACCTCATACATGTCCAAACCAGCACGGCGCATATGCTTCTCAACAGAAGCGTTGAAGATGGCTTTACGGAAGAAGGCATCCTGTGCAACGTTCAGGGTATTGAAGATCTTTGCAGCACGAGAGATTTCGTTGGTGGAGCTTTCTTGTGTAGCGCTCAAGATGTTGTTACGCAATGCAGGATTGTTCTGCAACAAAGTGTCTGTGACCTCAGTGGATAACCCACCCTTTGCCATGTATCCGTACACACCAAACGCATCACTCATGGTGTCACCAAGACTACGCATAGCTGTAGTGACTCGTTGACCTTTAGCTGCACCATCCAGTGTACGACCAACGGTGTACAGAGCACCTTCAACAAGTGAAGCAGCAGAGTTGTATGTCAAACCAACAGTAGTACCCAAGACGTTACGAACTGTGGTGCCAATACCAGACACAACCCAAGCTTTAGATTCACGCTCAAGGGTGTTGACTGCTTGACCAATATAACCAAGCGCTGACACTTGACTATCTGGTTTAGCAAACAAGTCATCCACTTGCTTCTTGAATACTGGATCAATCTCTGTCAGTCGCTTCAGCACCTTAGACGCAGCAGAGTATTGCTGCATCACTTGAGCAGCCTCTGTCACCGTCATCTTGTTTGCTTTAGCAAAATCGTCTGGTGTCAAACCTTCTTTGCGAATTGCCTGTTCCAGTACAGCATCATTGACATTGTCCAGATTGGAGAACACCTCATTGATGGCAGAGCTAGTTTGTTGGTTAGGTTTAAGACGGAATGTTGGGTCTTGTTCAATGACGTGCATCGCCACACGAACAGCACGAGCCGACATATCCTTCTGAATCTTTGAATCTGTCAAAGCTGTAGCAGGGTTCACTTCATCCAAGATGCGACGACCTTCAACCTTGATGAATTCTTCAACAACCTGATCCATGTTCTGAGTGACAGGGTCAGTCAAGATACGCTCAGTTGATGTCACTGGTGCATTAGGGTTGGTAGGTGATGCTTGTTTCTTCTTCAAGATGTCAGTGAGTTGTTCAGCGCCAGACTTACCAGCAGGAACAGCCAGTGTTCCTTTAGCTTCAGCGAATCCACCAACAGCACCAAACAAACCAGCCACAGCCATTTGACCAGCATCAAGATTGGCAGGTTGTTCACCAAGCGATTTAGCTACTTCTTGTTTCTTCTTTTGTTCAATGACGTTCTGTCCAATACCAACAAGAGCTTCAGTGCCTGTAGTGGCAGCAGTGACAGCAGCAGGTGTGGCTTTCAACAACGAAGCTGTAGCAGCCTTTGTTGCTTCTTTAGCAATCAACTTCTTACCAGCAGTGGCTACACCAAAGCCAATGTAGTTGGTCAAGTCAGTCAGTGCAGACTTTGCAATGTCAATGTATGGTGCAGCACCGGGCTGACCGCCTTTTTCTGTAGCATCTTTAACTTGGTCAAACAAACGATTACCCAATGCCAACTTCTCACGGTCAGGCATTGGTGAGTTCTTCAGCTTGTTAAGGGCAGCAATGTTGGAGAATGTATTCCAGTCATTACCACGCAACTCAGACATGAAACCAGCAACATATTGTTCTTTGTTGTCGCCTTCTTTGTACTCTTTACCAGTGGCAACTTTGGTGTAGTCTTGAACAATCTTGAACAAGTCAGGATTGGTGTAGAGTTCTTGATAGTCAAACTTAGGTTTGTTGCGCTCTTCAATGGCAGCAGCCTGTACCTTCTGCAACTCTGTAGCTCGCTGACGTGGTGCTGCGAATGCAGGCTTAGTCATATCGACTTCAGGTTTTGCAGACTGTGCAGCAGCCATGCGTTCAATTTGTTGTGGTGTTGGTGCTGTCTTTGTTGGTACAAGATCATCGAAAGAACCAGCAGTAGAAGGAATCAAGTCAGCAAAGGTGCTACCTCCACCCGTAGATGGAAGCAAGTCATCAAACATTCCCATTTAAAACTCCTGACCAGTTTGTTCTTTATAACGTTTAGCAACGGCAGCGCGATCAGCACCTTTAGCAATAGCAGCTTCAGCTTCTTTACGAAGGTTTGTTGTAGGTGTAGGTACTGTAGGTCGTGCAGCAGGTTGTGGTGTAGCAGCACCGTCTGTCTTAACAACAGAAGGAACAGCAGATGTGAATGAATTTATCACCGATGCGACATCGCGGTTAAGCGGTTGACCCTTATCGTCTGTGTAGAGCGACAATGCGTTCTTGGCAGCATTGGCTTGTGTCTCCAAGATTTGACGACGAAGAGCTTGATCATCACCAACATAGTCAATACCAACACTACCGTCAGGTTTCTCGATGATGGCAAGTTGCTTAGTCTTGATCAAGTCACCATGCTTAGCAGTGACAGCACGTGCAACAGATGCAGAAGCAAAGGTGTTCAATGTACCCAGTGCAGGAATCTTACCTTCACCAGCACCTTCACCAGTCTTCTTAGCCATTGCTTCAGTACGAATGTCTGCCATCAACTTATCATATTCAGGCTTAGCAGCCTTGCGTGTTTCGGCATCACCAAACATATAGCGATTCTTAATGTCAGCAATCTTGTTTGCAAACTCAGTCTGCAATGGTGACATTTCAGCTTTAGCTTTGGTGAAGTATTTCAACTCAGTCTTTGCAGCATCAATCTTAGTCTCATCACCACTTCGCAGAGCATCGACAAGTTGAACTTGAGCTTTCTCTGTTTGTTGGTTCAAAGTCTTTGGTGGCTCCAATTTAGTCATATCAAAGGTAGCACCTGTGTTGGTACGCTGAGTACGTGATGTAGCCTGCAAGTCTGCCATAGACATACCTTGCGACTTAGCCAACCTACCCATTGTAGAGTCGTATGATGTTTCACCGAAGTCACTGATAAGGCCACCAAGAGGACTACGGTTCTTAGGAGTTTCAACCTTGGACGACATAGACTCTTTAATCTTACCAACCAAAGAAGGCAATGCTTGAATGCGCTCAGCCTGCACAGCAGGAGATTCATTACCTTGTGCAATCTGAATATAGTTGTTGAGGTCAATCTTATATGGGTCGTCAGTCTTCTTCAAAGCCTCAAGCGCTACAGGGTTGCCTACCAATGCAGCGACCTGTTCAGGTGTTGCGCTTGCATAGTTTGTCTTGACCCACAACTTGTCTTCGTCCATCTTGCTAGTGAGTTCACGATTGGCTTTAGAGTTTTCTTCATAACGCTTATACAAAGCGCTGAAACCAAGCTTAGCATCTTCACGTGCATTTTGCTCAGCTTGTTCAATGTCGGTAGTAAGTTGTTTAGCAGCACCACCAAGAAAGGAAAGGACCATACCCATTACATCACCTCTTTCTGTTTACGTGCCATCAAACCAGCAGGCTCTTTAGGCATTACTTCTTTTGTTGTTGTATCTTCTTTGACAGGGGCATTCATCTTATTAACAAACTCACGCATTAGACGAGGTGGAATGGTTGTGCCTGCTTCAAGATCTTTCTGAAACATTACAACTTTAATGTCATTGAAGTCTGCAATGCTTTTCAACACTTCCATAATGACAGGCATAACCAAGATACCAGCATCAATAGTATGACGACCCTCAGAGACATGAGCAAGCATGAACGATTCAGCAATGGTCGCAACAGGCACACCAGTCTCTAACGCATCAAGAATATCGTTAGCTACTTCAGCTTGAGCAAGCGCCATTATGTAGCTCTTAGCTACTGTTGTTACATTAACCTGAGCAGGTGGATTCAACCAAGGACGGCTCTTAGGTGGTGCAGTCCATGAAATACCCGGTGCTGCGGATGTAAACATTTCACCAACTGTTGATTCACTTTCTAGCATTTAAGATTTCCTCTTTGGCTTCACGAATGCCTTCAACCATGTCGGCAATTGTTTCAATCTGGTCACGCTCTTTAGCAGCAGAGGTTGCATCACCACTCGGTGATAACAATCCTTTACGTGGTGTCTTAGGTTTATTTGTTTTGGCACGAGCAGCAATCACTGCTTCAACCTTGTCATAATAGGATTTAATATGTTGTTGCATTTATGTCTTTCAAGGTGTGGTTAATTTATCCCAAGCATCACTGACAGCAGTCCAGACCTTATCACTTTCCAACACTTTTACAACAGCACCACCAATGGCAGCAGTAGATGCGGCCTTAGCAGTATTGGATGATGCAGTCACTGTAGCATTAGAAGTGAGAGTGGCTTTAACAATCTCTGTAGCCCTGTCCTTCACAGCTTCACCAGTCTTCCATGATTGTTCAAGCAAGTCACGATAGGTTTGGCTTTGTTGTGCATATGTAGAAGCAGCTAAGTCTGTAGCATTCTTTGCATTAACAGCATTGGCTGCATTGGTAGCAGCAGTGTTTGCTACAGAAACTTCAGCTAAGATTTTAGCATTAGCCAAGTTGATCTGTGTAGTCATGTTGGCGTTAAACTCTTCACGCTGCTGAGCCTGCTGAGCATTGAACTTACCAATCTCGTTAGCTGCCAAAGCGTTAGTCATGTTAACTTTATTCAACTGATCAGCATTAAACTGCTGAGCAGACTGCATCAACGTAGAAGACACCTTAGCTGCATCCAAAGCATTAGCGGCGTTAGTGATGGCTGTAGCATTAGCAAAACCTGCATCACTCACCAGAGCATCACTCATCTCTTGTGCTCGGAACAACATAGTTTGTTGCTTATTATCCAAGTTCTTAATGTCCATCATCAAGAAAGCTTTAGCATTCTCAACAGCCACCTGCTGACGATTGTTCAGGTTGGCTGTCTCAAGCTGAGACATCTGTGCCATCTTACCCAACACAACAGCATTCTTAGCTGACAAATTGGCGATGTCCATTGATCCAGCAAGCCTGCTATTTTCAATAACAATCTGTGTCTGTGCATCAAAGTTCTTGTTAGCAATGTCAGCAACCTTTGCAGCGTTCAACACACGAGTTTGAAACGCTTGATCAAAGTCTTGACCCAAGAAAGCAGCACGTTGTTGACCAACAAGAATGGCAGTCTGCTGACGGTTAGACAGGTTCTGCAAACCCATTGTCTCAAACACCTTAGCATCAGCAGCAGCGATGGGTGTAGCAGCCTCTAGCGTGGCTTGAATGATAGCTTGACCAGCCATGCTACTAGCACCAATACCACGTGCTGCCATCTGTGCATTAGCTGCCCTCATTGAAGCTGCCGCCCAAGGTGGTGGAGTGCCAGCATCGAAGTTGGTCAACAGCTTATTGAGTTGACCCTGTACAGTCATGTCATCTGTTACAGTGCCTTGTGCTGCCTGTGTCTTAGCAAGAGTATCTTCAACCTTCGCCATATCAACAGCACTGCCCGATACCATCTCACCTTCCTGCACAGTACGTGTAGGAGCATTCTGTACAGTACTAGCAACACCTTGTGCGGCCTGTGTATTAGCAACAGCGGTAGTTGTTGGTTCTTGTGTAGCAGCTACAGCTTTAGCAGCGTCAGATACAACACCTTGTTGCGCGTCTACATTAGTTAGAATGTCAGAAACACCCTTAGACGAAGATGCAGCAGTTGCGGTAGGAGCAGTAATAACTGTCGGCATTCCAATACCGACTGGTGTTGCGACATTGGTTACAGTGGCTTTATCCGTTACACCAGCCTGACCCGCCGTTGCATTCGTTGGTGTTGCTGTCTGTGCAGCAGTATAAGATGAAGCACCGGGAATAGTAGGGGCACCAACGGTTGTATCGGTTGTAGCAGCTTTGGTAGTAACACCCTTAGCTGCATCATAACGTGCCTGAACTTCATTACCGCTAAGTCCGTAACCTCGTGCAATCTGATCAACACTCAAACCAAGTTCATCCATCTTTGCAGCAACCTGCTTATCGGACATACCTTGATTGGCTGCAATATAGTTTTTAATTTCTTCATCAGAAATAGCAGCACCGCCTGCTGCAAACTTCCTAACCATACCGCCCTTAGCCATACGCTCTGCAAACTTAGAAGTAATGGCAGAATACTTCTGTGCATCAGAAGGTGATGCAGACAAGAACTCGTCAAACATTTGCATAGGACCATCATAGCCCATCTTACGTGCGACGATTTCTTTTTGTTTTGATGTAAAGCTTTCAGCCATATGTTTTCCTATTATGCCACGATACCGGGCAGATATACAGTTCTACCATTTTGTTTCACTGCTGTCATCACTTGTTTCTTCAGGTTGTTGACATCATAACTAACGTGTACCCAACCACTATCGGGAATACCTTGTGTGTAGAACTCAAGAATGATTTGTGTGTAGTCAAAGTTGTCAGCGATATATTGTGCAAGGTCTGCATTGGCAACACCGGGAATCTCAATATCAGCAGCTTGACCTTTGCAGTGATCGCTAGTACGACTACCACCAACAGCAGCATTAACGTCAGGGCTACGATAGCCACTGTTGACCTTAATACCAACACCATATACATCACGCAATGGTTGCAACACTTGCTCACACAGAGTGGTTAAGTTCTGCACAATGTCATCACTCTGTGGTGTGTTATCCATGTCTCGGCGTGAAGCAGTCTCACTCTTAATCATCTCATGTAACGAGAAGTTGTTAGTCAACATTGTCATTTCTTTTCCTTGTTGTCAGGCCAAGCACTCATCAATGCTTTTGAATCAAGGGCGTGTCCGTCAGCTTTTCTTGCCATGTCTTCAAGAGCAACTGAACACTCTCCGAATACGGACGTTGCGGCTGCTGCATAGTTTCTAACGGAGGTGCAGGTAGCTGTGGGGATGGCGGCACTAGCACGGTCGGCTTCGACACGCACCCTGTGAAGCTCAATACGAGCAGCATCGGCAGCAACAGCATTCTTACGCATTTGTGCTTGGGCAAATCTAAGAGCATTTTCTTTCTTTCCTTGTAAACGTGTAGCTTCTTCCAAAGACTGTGATGTTGCAATAGTTAATGCAGCAGCATTTGCTGTCTCAATGTCTGCGATGACAGCATCCATTCTCCATCCTTGAACAGTGAAACCAGTAAAGAATGCGGTGATGGCTATACCAATTGATAAGTAGTTCATAGCATTGGTCCTTGCTGTCTAGGCATCGGAGGTGGCGGTAGTGGTCTGTTTAATGGGGATTGAGAAAAGTTGGTATTTGGAATGTCCGACATCTTACCACGAACGTATGCTGTTGCTGCCATGAATGCAACAACAACTGTACCCATAGAAGCACAGAATGTTGTAGCCAATCCAACAATCAAGGGAATTTTGTTAGCTTCAACAAGACCTGATGCAAGCAATACGATGAGCAGGAACGGCAAGAACAATGCAGCCCATGCCATAATGCGTTGCTGATCTGCCAGCTTATCCATGTTCTCAATCTGCAATATCTTGTCACTGCGTTCGATTTCAACGTCAGTAACAATACCATCATGATCTAAATCAAACTGGTTATATGCAGAAGATTCTTCAAGTCGTTTACTCATTATCTATTCCTAAACAATTCAAAGACGAGTACACCAAAGTAAATAGAACAAGTAAGTACAACAGCTAAGCATGTATACCAGAAAGCATTGATCATCTTCTTAGCACGTATTACTTTCGCACGTGCATCTTCACGTTTCTGTTCTTCTCTACGCTTTGCAGCTTTAGCTTGAAACATTCTCCAGTCATCAAGCAAACCAGCCCTACCGTGATAGTTCATCAACTGCTCAAGCTCAGCCTTCTGATTCTTGATTTGTTCTAGTGCAGCAAACTCTTCCAAGTCTGTATTGACAGTAGAGCCTGATTTCTTATTCAGTCTTTTCTGCAAAGAGGCTTCATTATCAAAGTAGGAAAACAGTGCTTGCCCTGCTGACATAATGTCACCAGAGTTCTGCACTGTTTCTTTAATGACAGCAAAGGCTGCGTTACATGCTGCAAGTTCTAACAACATTACCGCAGCATCCGTTCAGCGATGAATGTAAGCACACCACCGAAGATGGATGCTATAGTCATACCCATCCAGAAACCGCCCTTGCTTTGGTTAGCTAGTTGTAACAACTCTTTGATGTCAGCATCCATACTATCAACCTTCTTAGTGAGGTTGTCTACGGTGCTGATTAGTTTGCCGTACTCGACTGGATCGATGATGTCCGACATTGGTTACTCCAATAATTAGATTACGCAAACAGGTTGCGCGATTGTGAGAGGATCAACACCTTCAGGAATCATCGTTGGGTCCAAGATATCTCCGCTATCTTTGTCGCGCAAAGCATGAATGCAGTAAGCAACGGTATTGTCTTCTAAAGCCACAAGTTCGTGGTTGTATTCTGCTTTGATGAAAATCATCTGTGGTGCTTTGAAGTCGTTGGTTTTACCATTGACTGTGACACGCAGCGATCCAGCCGCCAAGAGTGTGAGATGATCGAACTGATGCACATGGCCTTGTTCAACATCTCCGGCTTTGGCGAAGTGCATCTGCTTTGAAAACAGATTGGCAACGCAGCCTAATGAATAACTTGGGAACATGGTCTACCTTTACTCTGGTGTGACTACTGGGATGGATGGAATAACTGGAGCAGTGAACGAGCCGTCTGCATGCTTGATCCAGCCTTGCTCGACGTTGTCGGGAGCAGTTTCAAACATAGCTACTACCTCTGGGGTAAAGCAGTCGGCCAACTCAAAGCCGCCGTGAGGAACGAAGATCTCTTGAACAATATTTTCGACAACACGAATGTTTTTCATTTTAGTACTCCACAATTACAAAACCGCGACCCATCGTACC